CGCCGAACTGGCTGTCGGCGTAGGTGCCACCCGGATTCACGTTGTAGCGTTCCTGCGACGTGAAATCGGTCGCCAGCTTGTGCCACGTCAGCGGACCGGTCACGCCGAAGGTCGGTCGCTCGCCGAAGCCCGCGCTGGTGGTCTTGATGACGTCCAGCAGTGTGGAATTGCGGGTCGGCGCCACGGCGCCTTCCGGGAGCACGTTCGCCTGCCAGTTCGTGTAGGTCGTGCGGCTGATGCCGCCGTACGTGCCGGTCGCCGAAATGGCGAGCGGCAGGCCGCCCAGCTGCTGCGCGTTCGAGGAGTTGTTGAACAACGCGCTGGTGAGCATCGACACCGCCTGGTTGCTGGCATCGTCCATCGTCGCTTCCAGCAACGAAACCACGGTTTCGTCCACCTGCAACATCGACTGCATGCCAAGCAGCGGCACCGGGACCACGAGACCCTTGAGGTTGAACTCCGCCGGAACGAGACCGGACATGACCTGCGGTGCCGGGAAAGAGCCGCCGAAGTCCGTCCAGCTGCCCGCCGTCATGGCCGACAGCTGCACCGGCACTGTGACCGAGGACACACCGCCGGAGGCGGCATTGGCCTTGGAGAACAGCAGCGCCAGCGTGGGCGATGCCTGGTAGAGGGCGACGATGGCATCTTCGGTGATGCCACGACGAGTGACGGCGGAGAGCTGGGCGCCAAGGGCGCCAGAGGGCACAATGCCCGTTCCAAATTGCGGCACGACGGCTCTCCTTCAGTTACTGCGTAGCGAGGAAGGCGCTGCGACGTTCCTGCGTACGCAGGTCGTTCAACGCCGAGAAAAGGTTGCGGCGACGGGCGCCACGGCGGTCCTTCAGGCCGTCGGCGAAGTTCGACGGCAGTTCCATCATGCCGGTGGTCGGCACGCCGTTCTTCGTCTGCGCGGCCTGCGATTCCTGCAGGCGCATGAAGCGCACGCCGGACTCGAAGTCATCGATCTTGTGTTCCTCCATGAACTTCTCCACCTGACCGACTTCGGCCGGCGCCAGACCGTGCTTCTCGCGGGCGGAAGCCACGGCTTCGGCCCTGGCACGCGCGGCGCGCTCGGCGTCCAGCTGCGCCTTCATTTCACCCAGGTTCTTCTCGTGGTCGGCGCGTAGCTGGTCGATGGCGTTGCCCATTTCCACTTCCGGCACCACGATGTCGGGATGGAGCTTCGCGGCGGCGCGAAGCGCCTCGCCTCTGATCTTCCGGTACAGCGCGGGATCGCTCGTCTTGAGTTCGGCGAGGACCGCGATTTCTTGTTCGTCAAGGGCAGGCATGACTCACATCCTGTTCGGGTTGAGCGAGCCATAGGCCCGCTTTAGGTAGATGTTTCCCTGGTTTCCGTACTGGATCACCGAGGAACTGCGCGGTTGATTGGAGACGGTAGCGCTCGATGCGCTTTCCGACTGCACCGGGGGCGCGTAGGACACCGGCCTCGCCAGCGATTCGTCCATGCCGCGCGCCCAGTTGATCGACCCCGTGAGGGCGCCGTAGCTGGGCGAGGACAGGGAAGGGCGCTGGCGGCGGGGCATCAGGGGTTCCCGCGCTTGCCGGCGTGCGCGATGCGACCGTAGGGAGCCTTCTTCACGCTCTTGGCCACGGCCATCGCGCCACCGAACTGTGGCACGAACGGCGGGTTGATGAGGTTCGAGTACCGGCGCGGCTTGTCGTTGACTTCCGGCGGGCACACGTCACCACCCTTGTTGGGCGTCAGGTTGTTCGGGCGAATGGCCATTACGCTGCCTCCGGGGAGTTGTCGTCGCCACCCATCGGCACGGGCGAACCCGCGATCTGCTGGGCGGCCTGTTGCGGCTGGGGCGCGGCCTGTGTGGCGTTGCTCCAACCGGAGAAATACTTTCCGAGCTTCTTCACCGTGTCGAGGAGCGCGGTGTGCTCTTCGGAACCGACCGGGAAGTTGGGCAATTCCAGGCTGATCGACTGGATCGCCTGCATCACCTTGCCGCGCGACATGGCGGCCTTGCCATCGGGTGAAGCCTGTCCCGTCGCCGGTGCTGGCGCAGCCGCGCCCTGGGTCTGCCCACCCATGGGCAACGGCTGCGCCAGCGTGCCGAGATTCGGCGTCGCCATCGTCAGCGCGCCGCCTTGCGCATCAGCTTCCGGCCGGTGCTGCGAGCAGCGATGGCCTTCTTGATGTTCCGCTTGGCGGCGGCCTTCTGGTGGCGGGTGGCGCTCACTTGCGACCCTTGCGGGTAGACTTGCGGGCCTTGCGATGCGACTTGCGAGCCATGACGCTTCTCCTGGTGTCGAGTGGGTGAACAGTTGGGTCCACAACCCTTGCGGGTTCCCGTGCCAAGGCGAAACGCCTCGCACAGTCGCTTTCTAGAACCCGTTCACGCACAAAGTCAAGAGGTTGTTCCGGACACACTCTGCCAAACATGATCCAAAGGCTTTTGCCCGTAGGGATCACATCACTCATTCAGCCGTTGGGAAGCGCGTGACTGAACCCGTGTCGCAGGACGCCTACGTTCGCTTCACCCTGACTTTGGAGCCTCGCGGCCATCACTTGCCAGGGCTAACTCCGGTCGCCGCAGGAACGCCGGATCGGAGGCTTATGTACGGTCACTGCAGACCGCCTCCGGTGTTTTCTGACGGGCAGCCCATGCAGGCCCGCGACTTTCGTGCGTCTTGACGGCGGACCCTTTACACGTCCGTGTAAGCAGGCTAGAATCGATCCCGCTCGGTTCCGCAGGATCGAGCATACCTGTCGTGGGTACGAGGCGCAAGCCTCCCTGGGCCCCAGCACATCCCCCGTGCTGGGGCCCTTTTTTAGCTGGATTCAGGCCCGCTTCTTCTTGCCGAGCAGGCTGGCGAACAACTGCCAGCGGTCGTTCTGCGGGGTCTGGTCGATGGCCTGCTTGATCGTCGCCTGTTCCTTGCGGTCGCGCGCCTTCATCCGTTCCTTGAGCGCTTCCGCCATCGGCGGGTCGGCGAGGTCGAGGAAGTCCTGTTTGTCGATGATGCCGAGTTCCATCAGCTGCACCGCTTCCTGCGTCGCCTGTGCGGCGAAGAGCGGCGAGGACGAATGCGCCGCCACTTCGACCATCGCCGCCGCCGGCACCTGGCCGATCACGTACTTCGCCTCGTCGTCGTCCTGCAGCACCGTGTCGTCGTAGCGCCGCGCGAGGCTCATGAGCAGTGCCGCACCTTCGGCCACCGCCCGCTCCACGTTTTGCATCCTCCGCGTCAGCCGTCCCGCGCCGGCCTGCATCATCGCCCGTGCGTGCGCGCCACCGCGTTCGCCGCTGGCATTGCCCTGCAGCGCATCGGTGAGGCCGAGCGTGTTCTGGAACATCGCATCGATGTCGTTGATGATTGCGAAACTCACCTCTGACACGTGCGGCGTCAACAGGTCCACCTTGCCGCCCGGGACCTGCGAGGACGCCAGCAAACCGCCCCGTCGCATCACCGCCGCCGCCTTCTCGTCGTTCACGCCGTTGAAGCCCGACAGCACCATCGGAGGGTTGGCCTGACGCGCGCACAGGCGGTCCAGCTGGTTCATCCGTTTCTCGCGCAAGGCCTGCAGAGGGATCAGCTGCTCCACGGTGGAACGACCCCAGAACCAGTCATCGATGGGATCGGGCGTCAGCTTCACGAACGGGTGATGGCCGGGCAGGTAATCGTTCGCCCGGTCGGACAGGATCAAGTCCTTCTCGATGATCTGGAAGATGCGCCAGTCGTTCGTGGCGTCATCGTGCGCCCACACCTCCTCCACCTCCAAGGTTGGCGTGTCCGCGCCGCCGTAGTCGGCACTGGTGCTGCCCCAGTCGGTCGTCGCGCCCGCCACGCCTTGCGACACCCCGCCGGTCCAGCCGATGGGGTTCATCTGACCGATGGCGATGGCGCCCTTGCTAGGGCCGTCCGACGTGTTCCCTTCGCCCAGGCGCTTCATCCACGCGTCCGCCTCGCCGTTGCCCATGCCGGCATCGAGAAGCCACTGACGCACGGTGTCGTGGTCGAGCCGATAGACGTGAAGGATCGCCTGTTGTCCTTCCAGACCCGGCAGGTCGTCGCGCCACACGCCGATGTCGAACGCGGGCACCGGCACGCACTTCGGACGTCCCTTCTGCCACAGGAACTTCGCCAGCGCCGCGCCGTAGACCAGCGACCACAACGTCTGGTTGCTGTACACCTCGTCCGCCTCGCTCTCGTTCCACAGCGTGCGCAACCGCACCGCCGCCGTCTCGAACAGGGCGATGCGCTGCTTCTGGGCCACCGGACCGGCGTTCAGGCTGAACCGCACGCTGCGCGGCGCGTACAGGTAGCCGGCGAGCGTGCCCACCTGGGGACAGATCATGTTGTACCGCGCGCCCCATTCCGGCGCCCCGTGCAGGTACCAACTGCGCCACGTGCGCGCCTTGGCGCGTCGGTCGTCCATGGATTTGCGCAGTCGCGCCAGCGTGGCGTAGAGCCAGTCTACCCGTTCCGATGCCGCCTTGGGGATGCGCATGCGCTCGTCCTCAATCCGTCTTGTCGTAGGAGCCGGCGATGATCGTCGTCGGGCGCGGCATCGTGCC